GGGGATGTCAGAGGCTATGGCTGTGACATCGAAGGCCATGTCAGATGCCTACGAAACCTCGTCGGTAAAGACCGGGGAGCCAGCGCCGTTGGTGATGAACACCTGCGGGGCGGTGGTGGCGGAGGTGGTCTGCTTCAGACCCGTAATCTTCGCGTGCATCCACTCGGGACCGTAATCCAGACCCCACTGACCGAAAATCTGCCCAGACTCGCCAGCGCCGACGACAGCCAACTTCTGATAGAAGAAGTTGCCGTAGCCCGGAACGCCCTGAAGCACGTTGCGGCAGATGCCGAGGTTGTAGAAACCTGCGGTACCGTTGGGCTGATAGCGGTGAGCCATGAAGTTCAGACGACCGAACGGAGTGAGGTAGGTGGTCAGAGCCGAACCAGCGTCGCTCATCGAAGCGCGCTGACCTGATTGAGGATGATTTTGTTCAACTGAACCATCTGCTCCGGGTTCAGAACGCCGGTCACGTTGAGCAGCCCATACGGTGAGCCAGTGACGACACCCTGCGCCAGTTCGATGAGCATGTCCCCGCCGAGTTCATCGTCGCCACCGACGACGACGTTCGTCTCGATTGCGGCGTTCAGACCACGGGTCTTGTCAACCTGCGCCGAGGTGGTGGCGAGGCTGTAGACACCGTTGAGGATGGTGAACTCCATGTCGTTGCGAATCTCAGCCGTGCGGTTGGCGATGGCGAAAGCCAGCGGATTGGGGACATCGTTGGTCTGACCGACGAGGTTGAGACCCGTCAGCGTGTCCGTGTCGGACATCTTGCGGTAGGTCGCCGCGACGGCGCGGTGGAACATCTGCGTGACGTTCTTGTCCTGCGTCGGCTGGTCGAACGTCGGCGCGGGAGCCGTCTGCGACTCATCCTCAGAGATTGCAGGCTGCGAGGCAGCACCAAGCGTGTACTCGGCGCTGCACAGGAACTCGCGAGAACTCGAAGCGACTCCACCGAGCATGTTGAACAGCGGGGTGCGCACGTCGGTCTTGGAGAACAGAACGCCTGCGATATTGACGGGCGAGAAAACGCCCTGCGTTCCTACGGGAGAAAGGGCCATCGGTAGTGCTCCTTAGTGTCAGTACCCCGCGTCGGTGAGTAGCACCTGAACCGCTGCGGCGTCCTGACCCTTTCCGGCCAGTTCGCTTGCGGTGTGCAACGCATCGGTGGGGGCATCGGTCGGGCCGTTCGGGGGTGTTGCGTTGGTCAGGAGTGCCTGCTTGGCTGCGTCCACCTGATTCTTCACAGTCAGGGCGTGCAACTTGATGAAGGAATCAAGGGTAGGCTCGAAGGACTCATCTGCGACTGTGGTGAACAGTGGGAGGAGGCTGACGACATCATCGTCAACGAATCCAGCGCCCATCAACTTCTTTGTGGCTGCGAGACTCTTACGGTCGGCTGCGAGGCTTGCGCGGTCGGCGTCAATCTTCTTGCGGTCGATTGCCACACGCTCGGCTTCGCTCGCTTCGAGTTTGACTCGTTCATCTGCGACTGCCGCGTCGATACGGGTCTGCACATCCTTGTCGGCATCCTTCAGCGCGTTCTTGCGTGCGGTGACTGACGCCTCCGTGCGTACCCGGTCGAGTTCGGCCTGATAGTCCGCCCACAGTTCCTCAGTTGCGAAATCTTCCTTCTTCAGCATGGTGACTCTCCTGTCAGTTGTCGGTCATCAACCCCGCTTATGCGGTTTTGGTGTCCGCCCCTGTAGTGGCCGTCGCGTCCTTCGTCACACCGGAGTCCGTGATGGCTTTGGATACTTTCAACGCTTCAGCGGCTTTTGCTGCATTTTCCACAGCAAAAGCATCCATACGCATTATAACATCGTGGACGTTATTCGTCAAACCAGCGATGTCAAGTGCGTCTATCGGCGCGAGCGGTGTCGGGCCGTTCGTGAGAGTCTGGTAGACCTGTGCCTTGGTCTGAAGATTGGCGGTCTTGTTGCGGTTGAAGTGGATGTCGATGTCCTGTGCCTTGACGCTTGCGACCTCATCGAATGTCCCGAGGATGTAGAGCATGACAGCCAGAGCCTCGCGCTCAGCCTGAATGAAGTACGGCTCCTTGGCTGTGGCTACCAAGTCGATGTCCTGCCAGCCGTCGCGCATGAACACCGCGTCGCCCGTGTCGCCCCCGCCGCCCCCGCGCGTCTTTCTATCCGGCACGCCGACGATGACGCGGAGCGTGGCTTCGAGATAGTCGCGCATGGCGACGCCGACATCTGCGCTCATAGCTTCGGAGATGAACTTGATTTCGGGCTTCACGCCTATGGGGATTTCGGACACGGCGAGGAATCCATGCTGTGACAGTTGAGCGAATATCTCCTCGGTCATCTCTGCCCCGAGGACGACCAGCACGGCATTGACCGCCTGCTGGATGTCGTTCACGCCATCAGACGCCACAGCGTCGAGCGCATCCATAATTGCGATTGCCGTCTCCCAGTCGCCGAGACGCCAGAGGTTGTTCTGGTACTCGATGATGGGCAGACCGCCACCGAAATTGATGGGGGTCGGCACACCAACGAGGTCTAGGTTGCCACTGACCATCGGGTCTTGCCCGTTGAGCGTCATGTCCTTGAAAGTGAACATTGCATCGGGCGTGTAGACCTTGTAGTAGGTGATGGCACCGCTCGCCGGACCCACGGGACCGAACGGGCTGGTGGGTGCCGACTCGTAGGTGGTCACAGCGTAGGCGGCGGGCATGATTGGATTGGACGAGTAGACGACGAAGGTGTCGGTCGGTTCGAGACGAAGCAACTTCAACTTCGTCCCGTTACGTGGGTTCTGGTCGGTGAACACACCCCGGTAGCCGACTCCACAGATGGAGCAGTCCTCGGCTATCTGGTAGTCCACGAGCGACTTGTTCTCGGCGCTCAGGGCGTTGACGAAGTTCTCCATCTGCTTGCGGAACTTGCCGTTGCGGTTCGTGTACTGGATGGGCTTGCCGAGGAAGTAGCCCACGATGTCGCGGGTGATGGAGTACGCGTAGTTGACGACAATCTTGTTGTCCACATCCGTGCGCGTCGTCTTTTCCCTGTCCTGAATGACGGGGTGCCAACCCTTTAGATACTCCTGAAGCGCACGAATCTGCTGGCGGTTGTATGCGTGCTGTGGAAGCACGCGCGCGAGGTCGTCTTTCAGCGTCGTGGCGGTGAAATGAGTCAGGTCGGTGCGTAGCACGCTGCGCCCGCTCAACGTGTTGCTCGGGATGTTCGTTACCGACATACTGTTTCCTCTCTACGAGTAGGTTATTCCATTTGGGGTCGTGAAGGTTCCGTCGATTGCAACGATGGGAAACAGGTTGAACGAGCCGTCGGGCCGGATGTAGAAGGCGGTTAGGCCGTTCACCCACGCGTTAGGTCGGTTGAGCGCGTACGATGGGTTCATGTGACACGCACACGGTATCGAGGTAGCCGCGTACGGGAGCGAGTCGAGTGGGGTCACGATGGTGTGGGTCTGGAGTGTGTGCATGTGGCCGTACATGATGGAGCGATTGTAAACCTGAGCAGTTTTGTATGCATGATGGATATTAGTATAGGTGCCATGCATCGAGTGGAGATGTCCGAACTTGGCAGTTTCACCGTAGGGGATGACTTTCCATCCATCTAGATGTAGCGTCTCCTCAAGTTCGATGAAACCCTCCATCTCAGGGTGAACCTCAAGGTACTGTCGTACCCAATCTTCGTGGTTCCCGAGGTGGAATACCCGCTCGACATCCTCGCGCAAGATGGCGTCGAGTGGGTCGAGCACTTCTCGGTTGAAGTCGAGATAGTCCTTCTTGAGTCGTTTGCCTTCTACGACCTGACGCTTGTCTTTGACCCAATGGCTCACGACTTCCAAGTCCTCGTTGTCGCCACCGAACACGAAGATATCGGGGTCGGAATCCTCAACGTATTTGAGGATGTTGCTCCACAGTTTCTTGTCGTGTTTGGGGTGGTGCAAGTCCCATACGCCGATACCCATACGGGTCTTGGTGTAGGTCGGCTCAGGTACACCACCGAACCACGGGAGGTCACGCAGGGCGGGATTCTGCTTCGCCTCACGAATCATGCGCCGAGCGTGCGCGCCGTCCATACCGAGTTCACGACCGAGTTGCTGTCCACTCAGCGGGGCGTGCTCGACCCACCACTCTCTGCTGCGCTCCATACTCCTCCTTGCTTTGGGGGATAGGACTAGATGTGCTTGCGGTCGTAGACCGTGAGTGTCGCGTTGAGATTTGTCCGCATCATCGCCGCAAGACCAGCCAACGAATCCGGTGCGTCGTCGTGCTCGTTCTTCCCGCTCATCGTGTACGTCGTGAGTCCGGTCAAAAACGCGCGGTACATCGGCGTCGCCACTGACGGGTGTATGAACGAAAAGGTCTTTATGGCGGGACTATGCTGGACGATACGGGTCTCTTTGGACTTGTTCGACGCCGCTCTGACAGCAGTAACTTGACACTTGTGTCCAGTTGCCGCCACCAAATCGTGTACGTCGCGCGAGTAGAAGTCGCCGCCGTTGTTCGCCTCGAACACGACCCGCTGAACGTTACGCTGCACGAGTGCGCCCGCGACCATCGGCTCGGTCGTCTTGTAGCCGCCCTTGAGGTAGACCACATCGACGATGACGGGCGGCTCGTTGCCCCACTGATACGCGATAGGGAGCGCGAGGTAGTCCTCCCCACCGAATGCCACGTCGCAGAAAGCGAAGATGTCGTCGGGTGGGTGTTCTTTCAGGTCGGGAATCTCGTAGACGAAGGTGAGGTCATCGGACGGGAACAGCAGGCCCGCACGCTCGATTGGCTGCTGCTGGTAGACGCATTGCCATGTAACTTCATCTTCGAGGCGCTTCAGTTCTTGGTAGTACGCTGTGCTGAACCCGACGCCGTAGGGGTAGTCGAAGTTGGACTCCCCTGTGTCAGGGTCAAGCGCGGGGATACGGATGACCTTACAGCGCGGGTCGTCCTCGTGCATACGTTCGACCCACCCAAGCGGGTCGTGAATAGACCAGCGGGTGCCGATGTGTAGTTCCTTGCACCCCTCTTTCTTGCGCGAGTACACGTTCGTGACCATCTTGTCACGAAGCATCTGGAGCCGCCCGAGACTCATGGCCTCCTCGATGTCACGCACCAAGTCGTCGCAGTAGAGCAGTTGCCGCGCCTCCGTGGCCCCGGTGAGCGAGCCGTCGATGGCACGACAGGTGATGGTCTTGTACTTGCGCGTACCGGGTTTGCCATCATCCCTGAAGTCGAGCGTCAGGTCTTTCGCGGAAGTGTCCACGAGGGCGAGTTGTGGGAAGATGGCGTGGTAGTTATACATCGGGTCGTCGTAGACTTCGGTCAGACCGTCGTGGAACATCTTGGTGATTTTCTCGGCGTACCCTGTCATCAGGATAGGTTCGTCGGGGTTACGACCAGCGAGCCACGAGTTGAAAAACAGGCCGGTGGTCGTCTTGCCCGCGCGAGGTGGCGTTGAGAGCATCACGATGTCGTAGAGGTCGTTGACCATCATGTCGGTGAGCGCATCCACGACGGGACGCAACACCTTCATCCGAGGCTGATAGAACCGAGCCTTCGCTGGCCGCTTCCACTCAAGCGCGATGAGATAGTCGTGGAAGTTGTTGGGACCGCGAGTGATGTACGCCCGCTCCAGCGCGTCGTAGACCTGATGGTCCGTCGCGCAGGTCAGCCCGAGAGCGATGACCTCAGCGGCTATGGCGTCGGCGGGCTGCTTGTCTTTGGCGAGTGAATAGCGTAGCGCGTCGCCCGCCAGCACCCGTTCGACGACGGGGCGGGCGGTGTCGCGGAATACTATCTCTAGACCAGCCCGCTCATCAGTTGGGTTCA